TGGTTCTTTTTACCCCAAAAACGAGTCATCAAGCCATTATCGGCTCGAATCGGGAGAGAACCAGTCATGACGGCTGAAAACGGCTCAGATGGGCTTATACGGGTTGAGGAAGGGGTAGCAGAAGTACGTTATGGCTCCCAGACTCCTAGAATCGCTTCTAAAAGCCTAGACTTACCTTCTAAAGGCCCGGAGATGATTCAGTTTTGTAAAGATATTGGCTTTCCGCTTCTACCTTGGCAAGAACTCTTAGCAATGGAGACTTTAAAATATAAGCCAGACGGTAGGTGGGGTCATCCACTAGTAGGCATCATGCTTCCACGTCAGCAAGGTAAGTCTACATTCATGGCGCTTAGAATCCTATTTGGTATTTATTGTCTAGGCGAAAAGATGCACCTAGCAACCGCGCATAAACTTACAACATCTTCTGAAATCTTTTTTAAGGTTGGACAGATGATTGACGATAGCCATATTTTGCAGGAAGGGTTTTCAAAGAAGTACGAATCAAAAGGAAGCCAGGAAATACGCTTTAAAAATGGCGCACGTTATTTAATTAGAGCAGGTAATAGCGCAGCTCGAGGAATTGCAGGCCCGGACGTTATCCATATTGACGAATTACGCGAGTTCGATACAGAAGACGTCTGGTCATCCATGAGATTTACTCAGATGTCTAATAAAAACCCTCAAGCCTACTTCTATTCAAATGCCGGTCATGCTAACTCAGTATTACTTTTAAAATTTAGAGAACGCGGACTAGCTGCAGCATCCGGAGCAGAAGATTCTATAGGCTGGTTCGAATGGAGCGCCGAACCTGGAGCAGATGTAACAGACAAAGAAGCCTGGTATCAGTCAAACCCTAGTTTAGGTCATACAGTTCATGAAGATAATATTAAAGATTCATTATCAGACCGCGAGGACATATTTAGAACCGAAATCTTATGCCAGTTCGTTTCAATGATTAACCCAGTCATATCAGAGGCAGAATGGAAGAAGTGTTACGACCCAGAACCTAAACTCGATAGAGAAAAGGATACCTGGATGGCTATTGACCTTAGCCCAGACCGAAAGCATGGCGCACTAGTCGCCGGACAGCGTTTAGATGGCGACCGATTCTTAGTGAGCCTTCTTCATACATGGTTTAACCCAGTTTCGATAGATGATAAACAAATGGCTAACGATATTGCTCCCTGGGTTCGAAAGTTCCCGGTTAATTACGTCGCTTACTCAAAATCAACAGCCGCAGCGGTAGCAGCTCGATTAGCACCTGCAGGAATCCCGATTTATGAAATTAACTCCCAGGATTATCAGCAATCATGCGATGAGTTCGTTTCTGCAGTTTCTTCAGCCAGGTTAGTCCACAATTCGCAAGAAGAATTAGACAAACAAGTTCTTAGCGCCGTTAAATTGCAACGTGGCGACGGTGGATGGGTAATGGGCCGAAAGGCTTCCGGGATTATCTGCGGTGGTGTAGCTGCTTCGATGGTTACGCATTTTGCGACACGTGCAGAGACAGAAGTAGACATACAGTTCGGATAAATAGCATACAAATAGGCTATAATATGTCTAATGGGAATCTTAGATAGTTTTACAAAATCAAGCAAGCCAGAACCGATTACGGTAGATGCTGCTTCTGTTCCAGCGCCGTTTAATAATACTGCGTCATGGAATCCTTATACTTACACGCCGTCTACTGCAACTAGACAACAGGCGATGGCAATTCCAACTATTGCGCGCGCAAGAAATATAGTCTGCGGAACACTGGCCGGATTACCACTAGAGCAATATTCAAAATTAAATGGCGCTCATGTTCCAACACCTTCAGTAATAAACCAACCAGACCCACGCGTTCCGGGTTCTGCTATTTATGCTTGGTTGGCCGAAGATATCTGGCTAAATGGTGTTGGATATGGTCAGGTTTTAGAGCAGTACGGTGACACAGGACGGGTACGTTCTTGGACTCGTGTTTCTCCAGATAGAGTAACCGTAAAATTAAATAATTTACAAACAGAAATTGTAGGATACCAGGTAGATGGTTCAATAGTTCCAACTCAAGGTATAGGTTCACTCGTTGTATTTTACGGATTAGATGAAGGCTTACTAAATAGAGCAGGTCGCACAATTCGCGCAGCTCACGCGCTAGAGCAAGCAGCAGAATCTTTTGCTAAAGAACCAGTTCCACTACAGGTTTTAAAATCTAATGGAACTAATTTACCTGCAGAACGTATTGCTAAACTTCTTGAATCTTGGAGAGCTGCCAGACTAAATAAATCCACTGCGTTTTTAAATGCAGATGTTGAATTGCAGGCGTTGGGCATAGACCCGGCAAAACTTCAATTAAACGAGGCTAGACAATACGTCGCACTCGAGTTAGCCCGCGCCTGTAACATTCCTGCATATTTCGTAAGCGCTGAAATGACTTCTATGACTTACAGTAACGCAATTTCAGAGCGTAAAGCACTTATTGACTTTTCTCTAAAAAATGTTTTGACAAGCATAGAACAAAGATTATCCATGCCGGATTTTGTGTCTAGTACAACAGAAATTCGCTTTTCACTAGACGAATTCTTACGTGGAGACCCTCTACAACGCGCGCAGGTTTACGAGATTTTAAATCGAATCGGAGCCATGAGCGTAGAGCAGATTCGCGAAGAAGAAGATTTAATAGATAATGGAGAGAGAGCATAAAATGAAAATAACAATGCCAGTAACACTAACGGCCTCAGATGCGGAATCTCGTATTATCGCAGGTCGCATAGTTCAATGGAACGCAGAAGGTAACACTTCAGCAGGTCGCACAATGTTCGAGCCTAACTCTATCGAGTTCGCTAAAAACACAAAGTTAGTTTTACAGCATGACCAGACACGTCCGCTTGGAAAACTTATGGAGTGGTCGCAAGATGACTCAGGTATTACAGCCTCTTTTAAAATTGCAAAAACGACAGCCGGTAACGACGCGCTAGAAGAAGCCGCTACTGGACTTCGCTCAGATTTTAGCGTGGGTGTAGATGTTGAAGAATGGAATAACAAAGATGGCGTTATGGCTATTAGCGCTTCTAAACTCGTAGAAGTATCACTAGTTACAGATGGCGCAATTCCCGGCGCAGAAGTTCAAAAAGTAGCAGCCGAAGAAAATAAAGTTTCTGAACCAGATGTTCAGGATGAAACAAAATCAACAACAGAAGGAGAACAAGTGTCAGACACTACCGTTCCAGAAGTCGCTCCTGCCGCAGAAACGGTAGAGGCTGCTAAGGTTGAAGTAAAGGCTGCAACAGCACCTTACACTTCAGTCACAGTTCGTAACCCAATCGTTGATAAGTCTTCTTATCTCGAGCATTCAGTTCGCGCATCACTAGGCGACGAAACATCAAAGATGTACGTTGCTGCCGCTGCAGATACAACAGACAACGCTGGACTAGTTCCAACACGTCAATTAACAGAGGTAATTAACGGAATCTCAAATGCAGACCGTCCAATTATTGACTCAATTTCACGTGGCGCACTACCAGACGCAGGAATGACTTTTGAAATTCCTAAGATTACTGTTGCTCCAACTGTTGCAGTAGCATCAGAAGGTGGAACTCCATCAAATACAGACCAGAACGCAGCGTTCATTTCAGTTCCAGTTCAGAAATTTATTGGCCAGCAAGTATTTAGCCTTGAAATTCTGGACCGTTCTTCGCCCGCATTTTTTGCGGAATTGGTCCGCCAAATGGAATTTGCGTACGCTAAGGCAACAGACGAAGCAGTAGGTACAGCACTAATTACAGGTGGAACAGATGGCGGAAACCGCGCAGCATTCACAACAGGCGCGCTAGTCGCTGACTTCGTTTCAGATGCAGCAGTTTCTATCTACAAGGGAACTCTTGGCTTCGCACAAAACATCATCGTAAGCCCAGAACAATGGGGCGCGATGATGGGACTAGTGGATTCTTCAAATCGTCCAATTTTCCAACAGACAATTAACCCACAAAACGCAGGTGGAACACTCACTGCAACAGCAGTTCGCGGAAACCTTCTAGGGTTAAACCTACGCGTATCACGCGCACTAACAGACACAGCAGGATTAGGCGACAACACAGCACTAATCGTTAATCCAGATGCTTACACCTGGTACGAGTCACCACGTTTATCACTACAGACAAACGTAATCTCAACAGGTCAAGTACAGGTCGCATACTACGGTTACGGCGCAATCGCAACTAAATTAGGTGCAGGCGCATACCGTTACATGGTTGCGTAATATAACCAACTAATCATGGGGGGAGTTCTGCTCCCGGGATTCCCCCCAGTCGTTTAACGAGAGGACTAGAAATGGCAACAATAGTAACTGCAGCCGAACTTCGCTCAGTGCTGGGCGTTTCTAGTTCTCTCTATAACGATGCTTATTTAAAAGATGTTATAGACACAGCAGAAGCAGTTATTCTGCCTATGCTTACTAAATACTCAAGTCCCATAGATGTAGTTTCTTTAACAGACAACATAGCAACTTATTCAGTTCTAGGAGACAACAACTTTTCAGAGGGTCAGAGCGTAGTTATTACAGGCGTCGGCTCCCCATTCAACGGAACTTTTACTATTTTAGAATCATCTCGATACGACCAAGATGTTTTTATTATTAAATCTAATTCACGTATATTTTTAAACGGAGATTACAGAGAGTTCGATGGTTACTTTACTGTAGCAATTACTAGCGCAGATGTTATCGAAAGAAAAGTAATTCCATCCGGTTTAGCAACTCTTTCCGGCGCTTCAACTTATGTAGGAGTAGCAGCTGTAGAATCAGCAGTTTTAGCAGTATCGGTAGAAGTATTTCAATCCCGAATTGCCCCAGGCGGACAAATTGAAGGTATAGATTTCACTCAAGTTTCACCATATCGTTTAGGCCGTAGTTTATTCAATCGAGTGTCAGGATTACTAGGCGCATATATTGACGTCGAAACGATGGTTCAGTAATGGCAACAATCTTAGACACAGTTAGACAACCCTTAGCCACTGCGTTTGCAGGTGTAACCGCTAACGTCTACGCCTACGTTCCAGAGGCCCCTATGGTCCCGTTCGTGGTGACAGTCCCGGATTCTCCATATATTGAATTAGAAACTATTAACAAATCAACCTTGCACATGAAGATAAATCTAACTATCTCGGTTGCTGTTGCTTACAACTCCAACCCAGCATCACTCGATAATCTCGAGCAGTTAGTAATTAGCGTTCTGAAAGTCATTCCAGCCGGATACACAATCGGAGCAATAGAAAAACCCACAGTAACTCAAGTAGGGCCTTCTAATGTTTTAGTGGCCGATATCAGAGTTTCTACCTATTACACACAAACAAACTAAAGGAAAATAATATGGCAACCGTAGTAATCACAGGGCGCGATATTTCTCTATCTTTCACAGGTGGAACAGATATCGAAGCACAAGCAACAAGCGCAGTTCTAACAAAGACAAACGTTCGTGAGACATACCAGACTCTCGACGGCGAGGCTTACAAGACAGTAAACGTAGAAGGTACTTTTGCACTTTCAATGTTGGCTGACTGGGGTAAAGCTAACTCAGTATGCGAGGCTCTATGGACAGCAGCAGAGACAGCACCAGACACAGATATCACTATCAGCCTTACTGCTGCTACAGGCGCAGTATTTTCATTTCCAATTAAGCCAGAGTTTCCAACCGCAGGTGGCGCTGGGACAGATGCTCAGACTGTAGACTTTACTTTCAAGGTATCACAAGGTTCAGTAACAGAAACATTTAGTTAAAAACTAGAAACGGGAGCAAAAATGCAACAGAACATAACAATTAAATATAACGATGGGTCAGAACAAACTTACCAGGTACGTCCGCCGGATTACGCTCGATGGGAGATGGCAACTAAAAAGGTTATCTCCCAGTTCGGCGGGATGTATGACATCTTATACGTGGCCCATAGTGCCATGAAACGAGATGCAGGCGGTAAGCCGGTTAAGCCGCTCGATGTCTGGATGGAAACCGTCGCAGATGTTGAAGTAGGCGATGCAGACCCAAAAGCCATCCTAGAGGAAGCGTAAGCCGACTCTTAGTGGAACTGGCAATCGCCACACATATTCCTATGGATAAGTGGCAGACTGCCGAAGATATTTTAACCGCAATAGAGATATTAGAAGCGAGGAATCATGGCTGAACAAATGGCCTTCGATAAAACCGAACTTCGTAATGTCTTTAAAGCGTTAAAGAATATGGATGAGAAGGCAACAGAAGAAGCCAAGCGCGTTTCCGGTGCGCTAGCAGAATACGCAAGAAACGAAGTAATTAGCACCGCTTCGGGGTTAAGTTCCCGGGCCGTTGCTAGTCGTATAGCCGAAGGCGCTCGAGTTAAGAAGTCTTCTAAAATAGGTGAAATAACTTACGGTTTTGCAGCTCAGAAGTTTTCCGGTGGTGCAACCACTAAAGATATCTGGGGTGGCTCAGAGTTCGGTTCTAATAGATTCAAGCAGTTCCCGGTATGGTCAGGTCGAGAGGGTCGCGGTTCTAAAGGATGGTTTATCTATCCTACGCTCCGTAAAATCCAACCCAAAATAGTATCTGAATGGACTGAATCGTTTTCTAAGATTTTAAAGGAGTGGACATAATGGCCGGTACTAGTAGAGCCTTAACACTCAAACTCCTTGCTGATATAGATAACTTCACCAAGAATATAAATAAAGCCGATAATGAAGTTACCAGTTTCGGCGATAAGATTAAAAGTTTTGCCAAGGTTGCCGCTGCTGCTTTTGCTGTAGCAGGTGGCGTTGCTATTAGGTTCGGTGTAGACGCAGTAAAGTCGGCTTCTGACTTATCTGAAACTATTGCAAAGACTGGCGAAATATTCGGAGATTCTGCTAAAGAAGTCGAGGCCTTTGCTGCAACAGCAGCTAAAAGGCTGGGACAGACTAAACAGCAAGCACTCGACGCAGCTTCTACTTTTGCTATTTTCGGTCGTTCGGCTGGATTGTCCGGAAAAGAATTAGTTAAGTTTTCTACAGACTTTACAGGCCTTGCGTCCGACTTAGCCTCGTTTAATAACACCAGCCCAGAAGATGCTATTAACGCTATTGGCTCAGCACTTAGAGGAGAAGCCGAACCCCTAAGAAGATACGGCGTACTACTAGACGATGCAAGCCTTCGTCAGGCTGCACTCGAATTAGGAATTATTAGCACTACTAAAAATGCTTTAACACCACAGCAAAAAGTTTTAGCTGCTCAGGCTTTAATCTATAAGCAGACCGCTTTGGCTCAAGGGGACTTCGAAAGAACTTCAGAAGGTTTAGCCAACCAACAGAGAATCCTTGCAGCTCAGATTGAAAATGTTAAAACCACAATCGGAACGGCTTTACTACCTATTGTGCTACAAATGACCACGTTTTTTGCTACAAATGTTTTACCTATTATCGAGCAATTAGGAAACGCTTTTGCCAGTGAGGGTCCAGACAGTTTTAAAAGCAAAATGGGAACAGTGGTTGAAGCAATCAAAAGTGTAGTTCTGCCAGCGTTCAATGGCCTGGTAAAAGGGTTTGATTTAATACGAGATTCTATCGAACGTAACAGCGATAAACTGGCACCATTCTTTACACTCATTAAAAATATTGCAGGCTTTATTGTTGCTTATCTTGCGCCGGCAATTAGCCAGACTTTAGGCGTGGCTTTTAAAGTCGTCGGTACTATTATATCTACAGTCATAGACCAGTTTGCTAATTTTCTTGGCACACTTACATCCATCTTTAACGCCATTAAAAGAATTGTAGATTTCGTTAAAGGGGCTGGAAGCGCAGTAGGCAACCTTCTAGGTTTCAATAATTCTTCTTCACCTTCTTCAGTACCTTCGGCCCCAATGACCTCACGCGGATATTCAGGCCAAGCAGTTAATTACAATAATAACATTACGGTTAATGGGGCTATAGATTCAGAATCTAGCGCTAGACAAATCGTAGAGATTCTTAACCAGTCTTCTTATCGTGGAACGCTAGGCGCTGGGGCTTTTGCATGACCGTATGGTCCCCAGAATGGGCACTAGAGGTAAACGGCGCAGGTGATATAACTGACCTGGTTATAGCCGATTTAACCATTACTTCCGGACGCTCAGATATCTACTCTCAGCCGGTAGCGGGCTATTCTCGTTTTACGGTAAAGAACCTAAACCAGTCAGCAATTACTTTTGACGTAAATGACTCAGTAGTAATCAAGGTTAAAGATTCTTCTGGAACTTATATACCATTATTCGGTGGTGACATAACAGACATTAACGTAGTGGTGGCAACCGGTGAACCGGCCATTACTCAGAATATAACCATTACTGCTTTAGGTGCATTATCTAAGTTACCTAAAACACTTACTGAAGGCGTATTGGCTAAAGATTTTGACGGCGACCAAATTTATGAAATTCTTTCAGAGGTTCTTTTCAGTCAATGGAATCAAGTGCCAGCAGCTGAAACCTGGGCTGCTTATCAAGCCACAACTACCTGGGAAAACGCTGAAAACGCAGGACTGGGAGAAATTGACCGTCCAGGAGATTACGAACTAACCGCTCGTTCGGCTTCTACAACAGATATTTACTCACTCGTTGCATCGTTGGCTAAATCTGGATTAGGTTATATTTACGAGGATTCGAGTGGCCGAATCGGTTATGCCGATAGTACTCATAGGGCGCAATACCTTGCAGCTAACGGTTATGCCTATGTTGATGGGGGCTGGGCTTACGCTGCTGGCATTTCAACTTCTAAACGTCTCGGAGACCTTAGAAACAAAGTAACGATTACTTACAAAAATGACCAACAAGAAACTGCTCAAGATGCAAATTCGATTGCAATTTATGGGACACAGGCTGAAAATATTTTAACCAGTATTGAAAATGGCGTAGATGCAGAATCTCAAGCAGAGTTCTATTTAGATATTCGGGCCTATCCTCAGTACCAATTCAAAGCAATAACTTTCCCTATGGCTAACCCTAATATCCCAGATGTATCACGCGACCAGGCTTTAAATATTTTTATGGGCCTTCCAATAGATATCGAAGATTTGCCGTTGAATATTGCCGGTGGTCGCTATCAAGGGTTTATCGAGGGCTGGACCTGGACTAGCCGATTTAACGCTTTAGATTTAACAATAATTGTTTCACCTGTTGCTTATAGCCTTCAGGCGTTTAGATGGAATAGCGTTCCAATAACTGAGACATGGAATACTCTTAGCCCTACTTTAGACTGGAATAACGCTACAATAGTAGCCTAATCAAGGAGACAAATGGCAACGACTACAAACTACGCCTGGGAAACCCCGGACGATACAGACCTAGTTAAGGATGGCGCTGCCGCTATTCGTACGCTTGGTTCTTCAGTGGATACAACCACTAAAGCGCTTAACCCTTCAACAACTCTTGGAGATATCGAGTATCGTTCGGCAACAGCGAACACAAACACTCGTCTAGGTATTGGCTCGACTGGCGATGTTTTAACAGTAGCGGGTGGAGTTCCAACTTGGGCTGCTCCTGCAACCCCAACTTCACCTGGAATGACTTTTATTAGCAGGACAGCATTTACTTCTGCTGCTTCTGTGACTCTTGACAACATTTTTACTTCTACTTATGAAAACTATGTTGTCCAAATAATCTCAGATGGTGGAACTTCTCTATTATGTATGCAGGGAAGAGTAAGCGGTACGACCATCACATCGGCTGACTATACAACTGCCGTTAGAATGGTTGATGCAACTGGTACTGCATCCAATTTTGCTTTTAATTTACAAACAAACTGGAAAATTAACGCTTCACAAGGAACCCCAGAAAAGGGTTTAACATATTTAAACTTCTTCAGGCAAAATTCTTCAACAAGATTGAGATACACAACAACCATGTGGGATGACGCCAACATAAGGGGTGGTGCAGGCGGGGGAACCTGCTTTGCAAATAATACTTGGACAGGATTACATTTTTTCCCAACAACAGGGAACATGACTGGGACAGTTACTGTCTACGGATTGGCGAGTGCTTAATATGAATACTATAAAAATTGTAGATGTTGCAACTGGGACAGATATTGAAAGAGAAATGACCGAAGAGGAAATTTCCGATTCGAAGGAACAACAAAAAATTGCTAAAAAAGAATTAGCAGATGCAGAGTCTCAAGCCAAAACAAAGGCAATTGCTCGCCAAGCAATTTTAGACCGCTTAGGTATTACTGCCGATGAAGCGGCTATCCTTCTTGGATGAAGCCTAAGTTATGCGCTGCCGGAGTTAGACTTCGCAAGCAGATAAATAATGCCTACCCAGATAGAGATAAATCTAGTGATGGGTGGGTTGCAGACGCGCGACATCTTGCCGCAGGTACTTCGGACCATATACCCGATTCTGCAGGCTGGGTACGTGCCCTGGACCTGGACCGGGATTTACACGGTAAGGCTAAACCAGACATCATGCCATATCTTGCGAATCAACTTCGTACACTGGCAAAATCTGACCGACGAATTTCTTATATTATCTTCGCTGGAAAAATCGCTAGCCGAAGAAGTTTATGGCGTTTCATTAAATACCGGGGAGTCAATCCGCACGAAAAGCATATGCACGTATCGTTTACTAAAAAAGGCGACCAGGACGGTTCGCCGTTTAATCTCCCACTACTCAAAGGATAAATAATGAATATGAAAAACCCTGCAATCCTTACAGCCGGAGCCTTCTTATCCGCCTGGGCTGCTTCTAATTTTGCAGCTGATTACCGTTCAATTTTATGGGCCGTTCTAGCAGGCGTCTTCGGTTATGCCACACCAGCAAAAAGGTAATGAGTGCGATGGACATAGCGGCTCTTGCTGTTGCTGCTACGACCGTTATTGGTTCTTTTATTGGCTCGGTGCGCTGGCTGGTAAAGCATTATCTAAACGAACTAAAGCCTAATTCTGGGTCTTCTATGCGCGACCAGATAAATACTCTTGAAGCGCGTGTCGAAACCATAATCCGACTCTTAGAGAAGTGACAATTAACTATGGCAAGAAGACAGACTAAAGCACTAGAAGAGCAAGGTTATTCTGAACTCGACGCTTATTGCATAGGGTTAAATGAATTTTTTAAATCATTAAAAAGGGCCGGGTTCTCAGAATCCATAGCCTTATTTATGATAACCGAACCTCAAGCCTACCCTGCCTGGATTTTGCCTAGTCCAATAGAACCAGAACGTTTCGGTGATTATGATGATGAAGATGAGGACTAATGAAAAGAACTATCGTCTGGCCAGACCTTCAGTGCCCGTACGAAGATTCTCATGTCGTTAAAAATTTTGCCAGTTTTGCTAAAGCATTTCGGCCCGATGCTGTCGTTACTATCGGTGACGAAATCGACCTACCTCAAATATCCAGATGGACCGAAAACACTCCAGGATGGTACGAACAGACCCTAGCCGATGACCGGGACCATACTGTAGACGTTTTATGGGAATTGACTCAGTGGGCTAAAGAAGCACACACAATTCGCAGTAATCACACAGATAGACTTTACAACGTCATTATGAAGAAGATACCGGCGTTCTTATCCCTGCCGGAGCTGCGTTTCGAAAAGTTTATGAAGTTCGATGAATTAGGTATTAAGTTTCATAAGGACCCATTTCCAATCGCTAAAGGCTGGATAGCCATTCATGGCGACCAGGGCGGACTAAACCCTAACCCTGGCATGAGTGCCCTCAATCAAGCCCGCAGACATGGTTTAAACGTGATTATGGGCCATACCCATAGGGCAGGTCAGTCAGCCTATACAGAGGCCTCAAACGGGCGCGTAGGGCGTGTTTTGAGGGGTGTAGAAGTCGGACACGCCATGAATGTAAAAGCAGCTAAATACGTATCTACTCCGAACTGGCAACAGGCTTTCGCAATAGTGACAGAAAACGGCAAGAACGTCCAGGTAGACCTAATTCATGTTGAAAAGGACGGGACATTCCAGGTACATGGGAAGCGTTATGGACGACCTCGTTAGAGATTTAGTACCGCTTAGGCGTTCAATAGATAACGCCGTAGACGACGCAGAATCTTTACCGTTTCGTTATCGAAATAACTAGGTTTTGACAGACTCTCGGGGTATGGTTGTTATACCTCAACAGAACGGGAGCAGTTATGAACAGTTTAACAATCATAAATCTATTACTACCGCTAGTTACACTTTATGCAGGTTATAGATTAGGCCTTGAAGTAGGTTTCGATAGAGGAAACGTACATGGCCGTAGAACCATAAATAAGCAACACGAACGAGCCGGTAAGTGAAGGCTAGTGAAGTCCTACTATCTGCGACTGACGTCATCTCAGACAGAGGGGCAGTTTACGGACATCCTCGAATTAACCAGTATCGAATCGCTATGCGACTCCAGCAGCTCTTCGAAATACCGGTTACGGATTACCAAGCGTGTCTGGCGCTCGTCGAGGTTAAACTCGCAAGGCTCCAGGAAAGTCATGCTCACTTAGATTCTTACATAGACGCCTGCGCGTATCTTGCACTAGCAGCAGAATTAGCAACAGAGGGAGACGAACTTTATGTTTAATTTAGAAGATTACGAAACAGTGGCCATGTTGAATAAATGGTTTATAGATAACTAT